TAAAATAAACGACCGGAAAATCGCGGCCGTCTTGAGACTCAATGACGCGAGTCTCCTCAATGTCGATATTTGTAATCGACGCCCCGAGGACCGAGAGCGCCTTTTTGACGGCCGACTCAAGAGGATATGGGACCTCGCCCATTATGATCCAATCTTCCGACCTGGTCCTCTTGATGATAAGCTCCTCGGCCTTATTCAAGAAATCGACCAGGGCCTCGGCGTTTTCGATAACGGTCGCGAGATTTGCCCGAGTGATCCTCTCCATCGCCATAAGAGCGGCTCGTCCCGGATGGGAGCGAGCGATTTCCGTCGGCGAGATTGCCTCTTTGACTCTGGCCGGGATCCGCTCGACGTCGACGCCGTCAAACAAATCGGCCTGGTCCGGCTCCTGGTCATGTTCCGCTTTTTTCGTGGTCATTTAAAACGTCCCCTTTCTTGATAATGGTTTTTCCCTCGAGAATATAGTCCGAGATTTTACGTTTCTCGATAATAATTTCCGAGGTCCCGGTTTTGATTTTGACGCCCTGGTCGATCGCTGAAATTGAAAGCATTTCCCCGCCGGCGATCTCGACGTGGAAAACATTGAAATCAAAGGCCGTAATTTTCATCGTCCCCCTTTCGGTTTAAGGTTTCGGTTTCTCCGGCATCTCATTATCAAAGGTATATTTATAACGAAATATTTGTCAACAAAAATAATTAATTATAATGAAAGATGTTTTTAAAGCCGTTTTTCGCTTAAATTTCGCGAATCTTGAGGCTCTCGAGATACAAAAAAGGCCGGCGACCTGGCCGGCCTTAATTGAAATGAAACGGATTTTTCAAGCTATTGAGCCGGCCTCGCGTTTCTGGCTCCCCATAAACCGACGCCGACGCCGACGGTCTTTATCGTTTCGGCCGTCGCGTTGTCGATTACTCCGACGCTCTCGAGGACGACGGTAACGGCGTAAACGAGGCCGCCCCAAAATGTGCGCGACTTGAAAAGTTTTTTCATTACTCCCCCTTGATTAAAAATAAATGATCGTAATCTTTGAGCTCCTGGTCGTCGAGGTCAAGGTCCCGATCGAAATCTCCGCCCCATCCGAGGGCCCGGCCGATCCGCCCCTCGGCCTTGAGCCGGCGGGAAAGGCCGACGAGAAAGCCGGCCAGGAAAACAAACCTTTCGAGTTTTTTCCAATCGATCGGATAGGGAGCGACGTCGACAGCCTCGGCCGGCTCTATATTGTGCTCGGAGATTTTCTCGAAACCATCGAGCCAGGTTAGAATTTTGCCCTTGTCCCGGACGATCCATTTTCCCCGGACGAGCTCGCGGCCGACTTTGAAGATCCGGAATTGCTCCGCCGGAGACCGGAAACCTCCGAGGACCGTAAAGTCGTAAGTCTTGATCCCCTCTCTCAAGACGACTTGAATATCCGGATCGCAAGTAACGAGAGCGGCCTCGGATTTTTTTCCGAAACGAAAAGGCATTTCGCCCCCCTGGTTTACGAGTGATCGGTCCAGAGCCGGACGTTATTTATTAAAATGTACGTCCCATTAACGCATCCGGTCCGGAGTAAAACCGAGGTGTATAATTTTACGGACATCGCCTCGGTAACGTCCGGCTCGAAAATCGCGTTTCCGGTTTTGTGCCCCATCGGATTTCCGTCGTATAACTGATCAAAGATTTGCCAGAGATAGGGAGAGGTCCCCGGCAAGTGATATCCGACGACGATCCGGGCCTTGTTGTCGACGTGAGACTCGGAGCTATCAAACGTAACTTCCCAATTTACGCGGTTATGTGCGCGCGGTTTTCGGATTTCGAGGACGCCGCCCATGATCCGATATCCGGCTCCATCCGGAAAGGTTTGATAACCGTTATTTTCAAGCGTCCGGACATTGAGAACGGGCGGAGAGGAGACGTAGACCGGGATCGCGATTTGTTTATAAAATTGCCCCGCCGTTTTCGAGATATAATAATAGGCGTTGTCGATCGCCGATCCGACCTGATTTGTATTATCCGTCTTAAAAGTATCGAGATCGCTTTTTAAATAGGCGGTCCGGTTTCCAAGTTTAACATGAGGATCATTAACGATCCCCTGGTTTGGATTTCCGGGCGTCGCGCCTTGGACCGGATCGTTAATTCCGATTGAGGGGACCTGCGCGTCAAAAGACGGTCCGAGCGTTAAATATTCCATCGTTTTCTCCTTTTAAGGCGAGACGTTTGTAACGGCCAAAATGATCGAGCTCGCCCGGATTACGGGAGCCAGGGCCTCGAGGATCGCCTCGACCTGGCCGGGAGAGGGCGTCGAGACCTGGACAAGCTCGATAATAATATCGTTTTCGTTTGCCGCACTAAAATCAATGCTCCCGGCATGGATATACGTCCCGTCGTATTTCGCCGTCCCGGTCGAATGGACCAGGAGATTAAAAGAGCCTGGTCCGCCGGACGTGTCTCCGGGATCAAAGGAATTGAAAGAATAACCGATCGACCGCATCGCCCGGATAATATCCTCGGCCTTTCCGATCCCCCGGTTGAAATTGAAAGCGTCGACGACTCGGGCCCGGTATTCGTCCAGGTCCTCGCCGGCATAACGCGGAGCGTTTCGATCGCGTCCGATTTGCTCGAGATAAGCGTCGCCGGCAAATTGAGGGAAAAAATTTAATATTGCCTGATTTATGGCGTCTTTATAATAGAAAAGAGCGTAAGATCCGGCCTTGATAATATTTTGAGTTTCGTCCGTTTCAATATTTGACGGCATCGGTTAAACCTCGAAATTGTTTCCGAGAAAATTCATTTGTTTTAAATAATAATTTGCCATGCGGCCGGAGACGTCATCCGGCGTCGGACCGCCGACGCCCTCGAGCCATATATCCGGAATGATAAGATCCTCGCCCCAAACCGAGGCGACGACGATCGGAGTATTAATCATGATCCCGCGACGGTCTCCTTTTTGACTTTCTTTACCGATCCGATTGTTTCATAATCGACGTTTATCGTTTCCGTATTTCCGCCGGTCCCGATTGCGTATTGAATTGGCTCGGGCCCGGATCGCGCGAGGACCTCTTTATTATACGAGTCTTTAAAGACGGCCTCGGAAAGCCTTTCCGCGACCGTCTCCTCGTCCGCCGGAGCGTCCGGGAGCCGATCCGTCCGCTCCTGGACCTCGTCAAGTTGATCGTCGATCGTGTCGAGTTGGTCCTTAATTTCAACCGTGTTTGAAATAACGGACGAAATCGACGCTTGCAATTCGATGACATCCGCGCCTATCGTTGCAAGACCGTCAAAGTTAAGCAACTGCGCCGTATTGAAATCGCCCGTGGTTTCGTCCTGTTGAATATCTCCATCGGAATTGTTCGTTCCGGTGCGGTAAGTCTTTGAACCGGGAACGTCTTTAAGGGTTACAGTTGTTCCGGCAGAATTGTCTTCAAGCTCTCCGTCCAACCCGCGAATTGTAACAGTTCCACCGACACAAGATGAATCAATAATTATTTTTCCCTTAAAACCATTAACGTCTATTGTGCTTACGCTCTCGTCAACCAAGTCGGTTATCTTTAAACGGCCTGTACAGTTATCGAAAAATACTTTCCCGTCAAGTACGTTGCCCCCGTAAGTACACATAATTTTTAATTCTTCAAAATACGAGTTTCTGAAAATACAACGATTTTTACTGTCACTCAAGAAAGACAAATCTACATGAGTAGTGGAACCCGTAAAATGGCAATTTTCAAATAGACAATTATAAATGTTTTGTATCACATCCTCCATAAGAAAATCGCAAAACTGGAATATTGAGTTTTTAATATTTCCAGTACCGCCATGAGCAATTGCAAGATTCTTGAACATACAATATTCCGTATTTCCTGGTATGCCAAGAAGGGGCGTATTTACATTATCTTTATTAATGTAGTTACTGTATCCTTCAAAACTTAATGCAGACACACTGGCAAAATAATAACAACCTTTCTTCGCTCTAATCATAATTCTAAATAACTTGTTTGCAAGAGCTATTGTTATAGCATCATCTCCATTATCAACTGGTTTTTTAGCTGTTCCATTAGGGAATGAAGTCCCTGAAAATCCACTACTGGTATCTACATGAACTATCCCATCCTCAAACTTACCGACTTTATTATATCCCGTTCCGTCATAATCATCCTGTAAATTATTTATGGGTGCGTTTTCAGAATTGATGGAAACGAGGTTTGCATTTAGTACAGCATCTCCAATCGTTACTCCGTCAAAGCCGATCACATTAGCGTTAATCCCGCCGCCTTCCTCAAAAATCATCCGGTCTGTCTGTGATTGAATTGTATCAACCACCGCGTCGATTGTTGCGAGATTATTGAGCAGGTCGTCGAGATGGATATCAACGGAACCCGCCGCCGGAGCGCCGCCAGAAGGCGCGAGCTTCATTGCGTCCCGAACCTGTTGCGCCGATAGTCCGCTTGCTTCCGCGTCGGCGATCGCCTCGAGGGAATCGGTCGACTTGTCAAAAGTTTTTGATACATTTTTATTCATTATCTTGTCAAGATAGGAATCGGTAGCGGGGGCCGGAGCCGTTCCGACTTTACTCATTTTATTGAGGTCAATGTCCGCGAGAGCCGTGTCAACCTCTGCGTTGACGCTTGCTTTTTGCAAGGCCCCGAGGTCTATATTATCCTGGCCCTTAACTTGTGCGTTTATATAGTCCCCTGTTTTCAAATCCGCCGCAAGCGTCGCCTTGTCAATCGCCCCGTCCGCTATCTTTGCCGCCGTAATAGCATCGTTTGCTATTTTCGCCGCCGCGATAGCGTTTGACGCGATTGAAGCCGCGTCAATCGCTCCCGCCGCAAATTTTGCGTTTGTAATCGCGCCCGTTGCTAACTTTGCCGCCGTTAAGCAAGCATCGGCGAGGACCGTCGCGTCGATCGCGCCGGCCCCGAATTTCGCGAGAGTAATCGCGGCCGCATTTATCGCCGAGGCCGTGATCACGTTTGCCGCCATCGCTCCGGTGTAAGAGTCGACGCGGCCGCTCTGTAATGCGTTTGGAGCGGTCCCGAGCCATTCGACGACAGAGACATCGAGCTTATCGGATCCGCTAATAAGTGAGTCGTAGACCATCGCGGGGACAATTTCAAAGGTCAAGAAAACAGGCAAAGCGCCCGATTTACTTACGGCGACATCTAATTTTCCGAGCGTTCCCGTATCCGTCGTATTCATTGGACAAGAATAAAACCCGTTTTCCATGTGAGTACAAGACGACGCATCGCCTTTTTGAGCAAACGCGCCGGCATTTTTTGAAAGCCTAACATCCGCTTGAGCAATCGTCAAACCCGTCTCCGCCGTTTTTCCATCGGTATCGTTAAGAAACGGGCCGAGTACGATTGTCGCCGCCGTCGATTGCTTGAGAAACATAATTACTCCTATTTATAATATATTCTTTGCCGCCGATAATCATTATCCATACAAGTAACCTTGGCGGTTACCGCTGATAAATATTCATGCGCCCCGATATCCCAAACGACTCCGCCCGTATTTCTATTATACGCATCGATGTCAATGTCAACATTGTCCGGATAACCCGTACTTTCGCCCGTAAGACTTGTCCCGTTATTAATCGCGTCGGCTCCGGCCTTTAAATGAAAATCATCCCCCGCCGTATTTACAAATTGATTTGTACTAACTTTGCTTTTTTGAGCACTCGTCCCAGGAGCCGAGGTATCACTACTCATATTGTTGCTTGACGTTCCGAAAGTACCACTATAACAGGCCGTCGCGCAATCCATCGCGATATTGTTTTTAGCTATTGGAGAGCCGCTCCCCGCCCTTATTCCGTAACCGCAATTATGGACCGTATTATTATAGATTTTTTCTGTGCTTTCTTGAGAATATATCCCGTTGCCGGTGCTATCAAAAATAATATTATTAGCGATATATCCCGATCCGCCGGACGCAAAAGATCGGATGCCGCCGTCCGAGAAACCCTTTACAATATTGTTTCTTACGATGACGTGTTTTCCGCCGTCCGAGTCGAGATTTATCGCCCATTCAGTAGCCCTATACATTTGGAACCATTCAAGGATCCCGTAATTCTCCGCATAAGCGATCCCGTTCCCCCAGGGAGTATATAATACGCCGACCGAGGCGTTATATTTTCCTTGATGACGCTCCCCGACGGCGACCGTCCAAACCCTATAACGAGTCGCGTCAACAGTCGCTCCGGCGATTATTACCTCGCCCTCTCCAAAATCCCCGTCGTCATAAGCGACGAGCTCGACGATCTCGTCCGCGCTAACAAGATCGTTATCCGTTGCCGCCTCGGCCGTCGATAACCCCTTGTAACATCTCTCGGCTTTCCAGTCCTGATTTGAGTGAGCTCCGACCGATTGCCAACTTTGCGCCGTTAATTGAGTATCGGAGTTTCGCGACTCGATATAAACGACCTCGGGCGTTCCGTTTACGTCGATAGTAAACTTATCCCCTCGTCCGATGCGACTCGAAAAAGTATCGCCCGAAAGAGTAAGCGTCCGGTTTCCCGTTCCGCCGGTCGTTAAGCCGGACGCTCCGCTATCAATTGGATTTGTGAAACCCGTATAAGTTACGCTATACGCTTTTCTCGTCGGCATAGATTAAACCAGTATCATGTTAGATAAAAAGGCTACGACCGTTACGTCAATATATCCATTATTCATTAATAGTGCGTTATCAATGGCGGTCGCATTATAACGGTATTTTCTTCTTTTCGTTGTGCCCATTTCCAGTAAGGGCCTTAACTCCTCAATGTCCGCAATGGATTTATTGGAAATTCTTATCATGCAAAATCTCGGCGGCCGCATATCTCCGCTAAATTCCCCGTTAGGGATTATATTTACCGGATAACCTTTTTTCCAGCATTTATCATCAATGGAAGCGGAAACAAGGCTAATTGTATCGATCGCTCTTATTAAAATACCGATCATTTTTTACCTCAAAACCGCGACCAATAAACCAAGTATCGTAAACCCCAAACCGAGAACAGTATAAACGACTTTTCCGCTTGGCATTTTATTGATCGCTTTATCGTGCTCGTCAAGTTTTCCGTCAACCCTGGAAAAATGTCCGACTCCGTGAGATAATCTTTCCTCCGTTTTTGCCTGGCATCTCAAGATCCCTTTAACGTCTCCCTTGACCTCGGAGAGCGTCCCGGCGATCGTCTCAAGTGTTGCTATTAATTTTCCCTCGTCTTTCTCGGTCATCGCGCTCTCTCCCTATAATATAACTTATAATTCCGTTATTGTAATAACTCCGAGGCTTAACGCCTGGTCCGCATTGCAAGGGATCCCGTTTTGATCCGGCGTATCAATTTTAAAATCTTCAATTCCGGGCGTTTCATTCAAGATCCGCGTTATTTCCGAAAACCTCAAAGCCTGGCCGACATCGAGCGGCGTAACGTCCGTAACGGATTTCTCAACCAGGAAAAGGGCTCGGAGCCTGGTCTCGACCAGGTCCTCGAGGTCCGCGTAAACGTAACCGTCGGCCGGAGAGATCCGGACCGTAATATTAGACGGGATCTCCGTTACCGACGAAAGTATTATAAAATCGGTCAGGGGAGCCCGGTCCCGGACGTATTGATGGACCGTGATCCCGAGGGCCCTCTCGTCGCCGCCCGGCGTCCCGTCATCCGTATAAAGCGAGTCGAAATTATCGTCCGGATAAACCTTGAGCCCTATTGCTCCGGAAAGGTCCCGATCGCCCGGAGAGCCGGAAAGGATAATCCGGACGTCCGTCGGCCCGGCCCCTTTAAATGCGTTTGCCTGGACGATTTTCGGATCCGCTCCCTTTGCGAAATTGATATACGAGAGCCTGGTTGCTCCGAGGGCGAGCTCGGACCATCTCGCTATAATCCTGGCTCGGAGTTGCTCGTCCGTCTCGGCGTCGGTCCCCGGATCCATATCGTCGCCGGTCGAAAGGACCGCGTCGACGCCGGAGAGGCCGGCCTCGATCTCCATCGTTATTTCCTCGCCTGTCCGCCCGAGTAATTCCTCCATATTATTAAACTCGGAGCCGGCCTCGTCCGCCTCGAAAGGGATCGTAATCTCGCCGACGCCGTCGTCGAATTGTCCCGCGAAACCGACCAGAGCCGGATCGTCGCTCTCGATTGTAAACCATCTCAATTTTCCCCGGTTTGGCAAAATCGGAGTCTTGATCGCGTCGCCGATATTAATCAAGAGGACGCCCGAGGTATTTGTCCGAGTAAGTTTAAATTCTTTTATTGCCTTTGTCGCCCCGAGCCTGGTCAAACCGACCTCGGCCGCCTTGAGATCCAGAAAGTCGCCCGTCGCGGTCCCGGTGAAACCCTGGCCGATTGAATTTTCGAGGAGAGTATAGCAATCGGAAAGCATTAAAGAAAAAACGCGGATTACCAGGTCATAAGCTCCGCCGCTTTGCCGGTTTGTTATTTGAGAGCCGAAATCGTCGAGCTTTGCGTTAAACTCCGAGACGATCTCGTCAAAGGTTTTTATCGGTAATCCTGGCATCTTGAACTCCTTTAAACTTTAACGGGGATTTGATACCAATTTCCATCTATCAATAAAACATTGACAATAAAAATAAGCTCGTCGTCGCCGGTATTATCTCCGGAGTCGACCGTCGCGTCTTTCACGTTTGGATCCTCGAGGGCGACGGCGGTCAACTTATTTGTTATCGTCGCGATATTACGGATCGATATTTTTTCTTTTATACGGCCGCGTTTATCCCATCCGAAACCGTCGACCCCTTGCCGCTTGACGGTCCCAATTTGAGTATTAAGGCGGATCCCGAGGTTTTGTATCGCGACGTCGGCTCCGTAAATTAATTCAATGTCCCGCGTCGCCTGGTCCACAAACGGCCGGCCGGTCTCAAAGTCGATCCGGATATCGGAGAGGACCGAAAGATCGCTCATAATACGAGCCCTTTCCCGTCATTGTTTTGAGTCGCGTCATCAGCCGCTCCCGCCGCCGTCGCCGCTTTCCAGGCAATTTGTAAGGCCGCCCCGCCATCGCCGGTGACCGGGGCCCCGGCGGAAAATACGGAGTTTAAAGAGGTGTCGAGCGTAGTTTTCAAAGATTTGATTTCGAGCTCGTCGATGATATATGTCAAGAGCTCCGTAATAAGAGTTGTCGTTTGCGTAACGGCGGCCGCGCGAGCGGCCGTTTGCTCGGCCGAGGGAGAGACCGGGAGAGCCGGGACAATTTTTTCGACCAGGGCGTCGATCTGGCCGGAGACGACAAGAGCCATTATAACCCCCCCGCCTGGAAATCCGCCGGCAAAAGAGGCGGGACCGAGCCCGTCGCCGGCGATGTCGGAGACCCGAGATTTCCGAGATGTGTATGTGATAATAATTTTTCGATAATTGTCTCGAGGTCGAAATTATAAATTTTCGTTTTGATCCGGACCTGGTCGCCCTTGATCTGGACGATAACGCCATCGCCCGTCTCGATCCGATATTCGTCGGCGGCTCCGGCCGGGAGCTCTTGTCGCTCCCCGGTAATTGAGAGGACAAACGGAGCGGCCGGATTTGAATACATGAAACCGACGCGGACGATCGAGTCTTTTTTCGGGATTGAATAGACGACGCCGCCGTCTCCGAAAGTCGCCGGATCGAGAGGTATATCCATTATCGGAGAAAACGTCGGATCGTCGGAGAGGTCCATCTTGAGGACCTGGACGTCGACGGAGATCCCTTTCGCCCTGGCATCGACCTTTCCGCCGTCAAACCTCGCCTTTATAACGCGAGCGTAAACGGGCGAGTCGAAAAGGCCGAGCCCCGGATTGAGCTTTCTCAATACCCGGCGGATGACGCTTTCAAATCTCGTCCAGGGAGATAAAACTTTTTGACTTATGCTCATCGCAATAGATCCGATGCGTTGAAACTAAATAGTCGGCGTCTCCGACCTTAACTTTATTAAAAATGTCAATTTCCGTATCGAGGATCGTCTCGACCATCATTGACTCGAATTTCTTTAGCTCGTCCAGGGCGAAAGAGACGTCCGTCGTTTTTGTATTTTCCGCCCTTGTCTTTACCTTGAGGATCCCCGCCCGGTCGACGTAAGGCTCGAAATCGAGGCCGAGAAACTCGATCGCCCGGAATAATTGATCGGAAACCGTCGCCTCTCTCATAATATACGAATGAAGATCGAAACGGGAGAGCTTTCCGAGCTCGTAAGAGAGAGAGGAGTTTTTCAGGATATCATTAATAACGCGGACCGAGTCGATCGCGTTTAACGAGAGCTTTATTTTTTTCCTCAAGAGCTTGATCCCGGAGCCCTTGAGCGTCAAAAGGATCAAAGTATCGTCGACGACCTTTTCAATTATTCCCGTAAAAAACAGGCGAGGGACCTCGTCTCCCGAGGCGGCCAGGGAGATCGAAACCTTGATATCCGCGTCCTGGACGAATTTCCCGGAAAAGGATCCGTCGCTATTGTCGACGCGGAGCTCTCCGAAAGAGACGATCCCGTTTGTCAAAGTAATATCGACCAGGCGGACCCGTAAAGGCCGATCGGCTCCATCCTCGAGGACCAGGGACCCGGTTTCTATTTTCTTTTTCAATTCCATATTTAAAAAGGGCCGGGAACGTGAGGCCCGAAAGGGACCGAGCCAGGAGACCCGGTAAACCCACCTCGCGCCCCGGCTTTTTTAAGGTACTGTGATCGGCTCGTCGACGAGCGGATTTTCGTCGATCGTGAGCTCGTTTATATTAACTCCCGAGTCTGATTTGTTCGGCCGGCTCTCCGGCTCCCGGATTTGAGCCTCTCCCGTAAATACCTCGAATTGCTCGAAATCAAAAGAGGCGTCGATCTGGCCCTCGATCGCCGTCCCCATTTCGCAAGAGTAATCAATAATTTTTATTGTCGAGAAATTGAAAGGCCGGTCCGCTCCGACGAGAAACGACTCGATCCGAAAGACGCGAGTCAATTTCGAGAGCGAGGTATCGGCCCCGTCTTTGTAAAAAGTCATGATCCGGATAAACTCCCTCGCCTTTTGCAAGGCGGTCGACCAGGGATCATCTAAAAGGACAAATTTCGCCGAGCCAGAGAAAGGCTTTACTCCCTTGTCGATCTGGAATAATTGAGAGTCTTTCGGGAGATTGACGAGCTTGTCTCTATATTTTTGTTGATCGAATTTCTCGACGACGACGCCGCCGGCGATCCGGAAGCCCTGAAAAATGCCGGGGACCAGGCGGCCGCTAATATAAACATCCCCCTCGGCGTTTCGCGCGTCGTTTATTGCCGTCTCGAGGGCAATTGATTTCCGGACGAGCTCCGAAAACTCGGTCCCGAGAGACGGCGGAGAAAGCAAGCTCTTTTTTGTGATCGGATTTGCGGGGACTACTGATTTTATAAAACGATTGAACTCGCCTCGGAGCGTCCCGCCGGTGAACCCCTCGATCGCGTCTTTCTCGAGGTCCGACGTCCCGTATTTTCTTTCCGAGATCCGTTTCCCGGAAAAATCGTCGTTACGTTGATTTACCCAATCTTTCGGCATTACGCGATCCCGCCTTGCGTTGAAAGTTTTTCGAGCTCAAAAATAAACGAGCTCGGATCCGTTACGCTTGGCAATTCGAGCCTGGCGATGTGGATCGATTTCTTGTTATCGATGATACGGGGCCCGGCGGCCGCCGTCGCCTCTGCGATTTTCTCGGTCGCGAAACCGGACGAGGCCGTCGGTCCGCCGATCCCGGAGCCGGCGACGTTCTCGGTTATAAAGGATCCGACGTCCGCTCCTGAAAAAATATTGACCGCCTCGACAATCTTTTTCGCCTTATTTTTCGCGGCCATGAAATCAGAGAGACGTTCATCAAGCTCGGCCGCTCTATTATTCGTTATTTTATCTTGAGCTTTCGCGTCGACCTCGGCCGTCTTATTTGCCGCTTTTTCGGCGGCCGCCGGAGCCAGGCCGAGGGCGTCGGTAATTCCGGATCCGAGAGCGTAACCGAGCTTTTCTCCGATCTCGAAAACCTTTTTAAAAAACCATCCAATCGCGCCTATAAGTTGTTTAATCCATCCCCAAACCATGCCGAAAAAGGTCGAGATCGCTCCGCCGACGACTTTTAAGACCGGCATGATCCCGCGTAAGAAACCATAAACAAATCCGGAGACAAAATCCGCGACGACGACGGCCGCCGCCGCGATCGCGACCGCCCACCATCCGAAAAATCCGATTAATCCCGCGATCGCCGATCCGACCACCGAAAGTATCGGCATTATAGCCGCTGTCGCCGTCATCCAGGTCCCCCAGGCGACGATGATCCCGCCGATCCAACCGATCAAGGTCCCGACAAAGGCGAGGAGAGATCCGCCGATAACAAGAAAGACCGAGAACGCGGCCGCCGCAAATACGAGAGCCTTTGTCAACGTTTTATGCTCTTTTGCAAATTCAATCAAGGCGAGGACGCCACGATTAATAAAATTGATAACTGATTTAATGCTTTCGAGGAGCGGACCGCCGATCGATTGTAATAGTTCTTCAATTTCGATTTTTAATTGTTTAAAAGAAAAGCCGGCGGTCCTGGTCGCGTTTGCGAAATTGTCCTCGATTACCGCTCCCTGATTTGTAGCCTTATTCATTTTGCCAAGCGTCCCGGTGTAAAGATCGTATTTTGACATTAACTCCATTACTCCGAGTTTCGCTCTCTTATTAGATCCAAACAAGGCATTTATCGCGGTCGCGCTACCGCCCGTCGCGGTCCTTAATTTATCGAGCCATCCCGCGAGGCCGACTTTCTCGAGCTCCTCGACGGAAAATATTAACTTGTCTTTTCCGGACAAACCCTCGTTTATTATGTCAAGAACTTTTGCCGTATTTTCCGACGGATTCGCGATCGCGTTTAATATATTTTGAAATTGAGAGACCGCCATCGATGCGTCTCCCGTTACCTTTCTCATTACTGATAAAGCCGCGACGGAGTCCTCAAAACCAGCCCCAAAATCGTTTGCCATTATAGAGACAGGGCCGATGACGTCGGCAAATTCTTGAAAAGTCGCTCCGGAGATCCTGTTTGCAATTGCTATTTTCTCCGCCGTTTTCATTGCATCCGACGTTGCAATATTGAAAGAACCCATTATTTTAGAGAGACCCGCGACGACCTCTGTCGTTGTCGCAAAAGATCCGGTCGCTGTCTTTGATGCGACGCCCATATAATCCATTATCTCGGCATCCGAAATTCCGGCGACTTTCGCCCGAGTAAAGGCGGCCGTCATATCGTCCATCGAGTTAGCCGTTTGTATGGAAATGGTTTGAAGCCCTTGAGAATAGTCGTCGATTGCTTTCGGGACCGTCGTCCCGATCGTGTTTGCTATTTTGAGAAAATTCGTTTCCTCGTCAATCGCCTGTTTTCCCGCGATCCCGAGGCCGGCCCCGATCGCGGCCCCGGCGATCCCCATCTTCATGCCGGCGGATTGAAAGGCCGATCCGACAGCCTGGAATTTTCCGCCGACTTCGTTCAATTTTTTGACGCGGTCCTCGATACGCTCGAGGTTTGTTAAAACTTGAGCCGTCGCCTCTTTCGTGAGATTTTTCGCGATAATTGGAATTTCGACAGAAAACTTGCGGCCCATCCGGTCTACCTCTTTTTAAAAGCCTTTTCGAGAGCCTTGTAAACTCCTCGGGCGATCTCGTCGACTTTTATTTCTTTGATCCGGTTTGACCTCTCGACCAGGTCGTAAACGGAAACAAAGTCGTCGGCCAGGGCGAGGGCCTCGTCGAGCTCCGCCCGGCCGACGTAATTCTCGACGTATAAAAGAACATCGTCGATCTCTCCCGAAAACCCCTCGAGCTTTATAACGATTTTTTTTTACTCGAGACGGACATCCCCGTCCCTTGGATAAGCTCGTTTGCAATCGAAACGGACAAGAGAGGGAGCTCCGTCTTTTCGATAATCTCCGCGAGACGCTCGGCCGAGGGAGCGAGGATATTGTCGAAACAAAATTGTAGATGGATCCTCTGCAAATCCTTTTTCTCGCGGTTTGCCGCTCCAAGGGCCGAGACATAACGAGCGGTCGAGGCGTTACTCGGTTTCCGGACGATGCACTCGAAAAGTCGCTCGTCGTCGAGAGTGAGAGACAAAAGCTCGATCTTGAGGTCCGGATATTTTTCCTTGACCTCTTTGACCATCGCGTCCGTAATTTCAAAAATCATGTTTTCCATAAGAGAGATCTCCCTTTCGGTTTAAGGTTTTTATATGACCGGGACCCCGTTCAAAAGGATCGGATTGAGGACCGTAAAGGAAATTGTCCGCATCCCGATCTCCGTGTCCCCCTGGCTCGCCTCGGTTTCGACTTTCGAGATTTTAACGGCCGGTAAAATATCGATCTGCGGGATCTGGTCCTCGTTTGAATATTCGACAATGATGTCGAAAGGCCGGATGCGCAAGAGACCGCCTTGAGTCGCCGCGTAAATCTGTAAAGCCTGAAATGAGTTATGAGGGATATCAAGAGATCCCTCTTGAGCAAGATTGCCGACGCCGTAAGCTCTCGGCGTATTTCCTCGACCGAAAACCGCCTCGACCGGAGCCTCGGAGCTATACGAGATGTTTGTAATCTCGATATTGGCTCCCCAAATCGCCCGGATCTTGATCGATTCCCAATCGAAAGCGCGTCCGTTAATCATGTTTAGATCCTTTCTCTTTTAAATTTCCTTTTGTTTTCTCCGTTTTTTTTTAGCCCTGCCGGAGCGGATTGACGAAACCGATCCGGATCCCAATATACGAGGCGTGTCCGTAAGGAGTGATCTCGACATCGGCGAGGATCTCCTCGGTCGTCAAAATATCCTGGCCGTCCGGGATCGAGACGTTTCCGTCGACGATCTCCTCGCTTCCGGCCATGATATTGAGCTCGCCTTGCATTGCCTCGCGGAGAGCTCGCGTCGAGCCCTGGACGTCGGCCGGGTTGACCTTGACCTTGACGAAACCGAGAGCCGCGAGCCTGGTCCGCCTGGCTCCCTTGTCGAGAACGAGACGCCAAGCGTCCTTTTTGACGTCGGAGAAAGGATCGGACATCCATCCGTTTGTCGGCCGAAAGCCGGCCGTCCCCTTGAAATTCCGGATCGTAATGGTCCGGAGAGCGTCGAGCTCCTCAATCGTCGAGTCGGTCCATCCGGTCCGGAGCTCGAGGATGTTCGACAAGGTCCCGCCCGAAAAGAGCCCGAGGTCCTCGGAGATCCCGAGCGAGGACCGGCGGCCGGAGAGACATCCGATAACGGACCGCTCCGCCTGGTCGTTATGGTTTGGCCGGAGCGTTACGGCCTCGCCCGTTACGATCTGGATCCGGTCGCCGACGACCGTCGAAACGATCGCGGCCGCTTGAGAGATGGCCAGGGCCGCCGAGCCGGAGAGGGCCGGTTTGACCAGGAAATAAAAGTAACGGAAATTAGGCGACGCCTCGGCGGTTGTCGTCTTTGACTTGAGGCTCGTTATGAGAGCCGCGTCCGCGTCGCTCGCGATAACGACGCCGTCGAAAGAGAGGTCGCTCGTAATCAAGAGGTCCGCCGCCGTCTCGATCTCGGCCTTTGAGATTGCCGGTTTTGTCGTCGTCGCTGTGAAATAATCGCCGTCGTCAAATCCGTTGACGCCGTCGGTAAAGGTGATCTTGATGTTCGTCCCTGGAATGATATAGGTCGCCGTCATAACGACCGATGGCGAGAAATTGACGCCGCCGTCCGTCGAAACGCGAAATTTTCCGGTCCCGGTCGCCGATTTTCCGGTTTTCGTGATCTCGATTTTCAGGTTGAAATTGTTTGTAACCTTTTTCCCTGTGTCCTTTACGAGAGCGAGCGTCCCGTCGGACGTGCCGACGCGGACGGCCGCGACGGCCGAGATTGTTGACTCGGTCGATATCGCGACGGGGACCGCGTAAACCTTTTTCCCGCCGTTTGCCATGTGATTAAGGATCTCGTCGACGAGCTCGCCGGCTCCGAGCTTGTCCTTTGCCTCGTTTGGAGAGCCGATCGCGACGATCGCGCCGGCCGGAGAGGTCCCGCCCTCTTTAAAGCCGATAAATCCGAAAATGCCAGAGGGAGACGTCGGAGAGAGCCCGAGGTTTCTCGTCTCGATGTCGACGTAAGCGTTTGGTAAAACTGGTTTATTGCTCATCGTTTACTCCTTTTAAGGTTGAAAAGATTTCGAGTTTTGATAACGTCCGATTATAATCATAAAATCGATTTCCTTGATCATGCCGTCGATCCGGATCCCTGCCTGGACCGCCGCGCCGAGGGCCGTAGACTCGAGCCCTTTCGACCGGGCCCAATCGATGTATTTCCGCCGGGGAACCGGCGGATCCTGGTCCGGAGACCTCTCCGGGGCCCCCTCCGGAGCCCTGGACGCCGGCGGAGACTCGGATCCCTGGTCCTCGCCTGGTCCGGGACCAGGTCCCGGATCCGGGGCCTGGACCGTGTCCGGCTCCGCTCGGCCGTCCGATCGGCTTTCCGGCTTTTCGGCCGGCGTCTTTGTTTTCTTTTTCGCCGTCATGGGATCCCCTTTTTTACGGAATAATCGCCGGTATAGGTGTTACAAATTCCGCCGGGAAAACGACTCGCCCCTCGACCGGATCCGGGACCAGGTAAACCCCGCCCTCAAATTCGATCTCGATAAAGCATCGCGAGACGATATCCCCGTAAAACTTGTTATCGTTAAAATCATAAGCTCCCGGCGTTACCTTTATTTTATTGCCTTTCGTGTCCGTCTTTTGTGCTCCCGTCGTTTCCTCGATGTAATTCGCGACCTGGCCGTCATAAACGAATTGAGCAAGATTCCGGAAAAAAGCATTAAAATCATCGTTTAAAAGCTCGGGCGTTTTTGCTGTTAGCTCGACGACAAAAGTAATAAATTGACGGGCGACCTCGATCCGCTTTTTTCGTTTCGGATATCCGATCTCGAGCTCGTCCTCGGGATCTATTTTCGCCCTGTCTTTCCAATCGTCCCAAATGCGGACCGCCCTCTCCTGATTATTGAGTGTAAACTCGATCCGGCCCCTCTCCGGCATGGAATAAACTCGCGCCTCTCGGTTTCCGATATTTGGAGACCTGGTCGTCTCGACTTTCGGGATCCCGATCGTGTCCTTGAGGAGCGTAATCAAATACCCTTTACAAATTAAAAACATTTATTCCTTTTGCGTTTTCGCGTCGATAAAGTCGAGGACCGTGTCCAAAAGAGCCGCTTGATCGGTCGCCGACTCAAAACCGAGAAACTCCCGGAGAGGCATTACTCGACGAGGGCCTCCGTTATTGCTCGGGAAATTCGAGTGATATTTCGCGTAATCTTTCGGCGTCCCGATCCGGACCTCTTTCTCCGACGCATCGTAAGAAAATGATTTGTAAAGGTCCCGAAACTTGAGAGGCGGAGAGGATTTTAATCGAATGACTTTCGTCATCGCCCCGCCCTTTCCCTTTTTCTGATATCGGACGTATGTCCGCTTGAGCGGTTTCCAGGTCCGGCCCTTTGGATCCGTCGACGTGTCGAAACGCTCCTCGATGATCGTCCGGCCAGTATCTCCAAGGTTTTTATGTAACTCGAGGAGATTAAGGCCGTCCAGGTCGTCGAGAAATCGCTCGACCTTGCTATAATCGATGGCTCCCGAAATCATTTTTAATACTTGTCGAGAGTTTCTTTGTCAAAGATCGCGCCCGGTGAACTCGTCAAGACTTTCGTCGGAGGGACCGAGCTCCCTCCGGAGTCAGGGATCGAAATGGAAATCGACCCGTCGGCGATCGCCATGTATTTTTTAAGGACCTCGTTTCCGGCCGTAACGTGAGCCTCGTCCGGAGATTTCGGCTCGTAACCCTTACGCTCGACCAGGAGCTTGATCGCGAGCTTGACCGTGTCCGGGATAAAAAACTCGGGAAATGGAGAGACGGGGATCGCATAACGGCCCTGTAAATAGCCGTCGATTAAATCGCTCGCGTCCTCGAGGGCCGTCGTTATCCGGTCCTCGTTTATCTCCGTCCCCTCGTCCTCGTCCGTAAAATTCGTTATACGGATTAAAAAATCAGTCGCGTAACGAGATTCAACGTCATCGACGCTCGCGTATTTGTTATCGCTTCCCATTGTCCGAGCTCCCGGTTAAAAAAAGGCGGCCGGAGCCCGTCAAGGCCCCGGCTCGCCCGATCGCCTGGTTTTTTTAGGCGATGCAAGCCGTAAGGGCGTAACCGAAAGCCTCGGCGATGACCTTTTCGATCGACCGATGCTCGACCTGGATCACGGTCGCCCCGCCGACGCCTTTGTTTTCGTCCATCCACTTGCGGACGCGGAAAGTCGGACCGCCGGCGAGTTTCTGCGCGAAAAGCCGGCCGAAAGTCGGACGTTTGCGGCCGAGACTCGGCTCGACGTAGGCGAGGATCATATCCTTACCCCAAATATACGCGAGAGCGGCCGTGTTTTTCGGCCTGGCCGTCGAGTAACGGGCTCGAGCGACGACGATCCTTTCGAGCTCGAAAATCGAGGCGACCATTTCCGCCGTTACGACTTTCGTCGCGGTAAAACCGCCGCCGAAACGGGCGATAATATCGGAGTGATTTTTTAGGACATTCCAGACCGGCTCTGAAATGACGGCGACGTTTGGCCGCATAAACATCGCTTGAGCGGCCGCCTCGATATCCGCGATCGGCGTCCCGCCGGCGGACCATTTCGTCGAGGGAGAGGCGGTTTGCGAAATTGTGGCGGCGAGGGCGTGAGCCCGGATCTCGCGGTTATTGAGGATCGCGGCCGTGAGGGCCTCGACCTCGTCGATCTCGGGATCGAGAGGCTGATCGTAGTTGTCGCGATCTTCCTCGGCAACGAAACCCTTGAGGGCCCGGTTTCGGACGGAATAGGTGTCCGTCGAGCTCCCGATCTTGAGCTCGTTTGCTTCGGAGTATTTTCCGATGTTGTCGTCAGGGTTTTGAAAGAGGTTGATCTTGTTGTAGATCGTGAACTCGTCCGCGCCTTTCATTACCGGGGTTTCCGGAAAGAGGACGGACGCCGCGTATTCTTTCTGCGGATAATTGATGGAGACGTCGGTCAAGCGTTGGTCGACGTGTCCGGCTTTTGTCTCGGCCATTTGATAAGCTCCTTTTAAGGTTGAATGATCGTTTTTATTCTCCTCGAGGTCCTCGGTCTTTTTTTTAGACGTTGACCTCGTCAAGCGTGATCCGTATTTTGACCAGGTCTCCCGGATTTCCCGGCTCGAGCGTTTCGCCGACTCTCTGATGCTTGCCGGACCCGGCGATCGGCTTTACCTTGCCGTTTGTGTCGCTTTCGACGTTTGTCCCCATCGCGACGACCGAGACTCCGACGACGGCCAGGCCGAGCCCGTCGACAGAAATGGACGCTTGCTCGCCGACGGCGACCGAGTGATTGAAATCCGTCGCGTCGACCAGGCCGAGAGACTTTTCTCCCGCTCCGCATTTTACGATCCCGTTTGCCGCCGAGCCTTTCTTGACGGCGATGCCGACGTCGATCGCGGCCGTCTCGACGATGCCGGTGATATTGTTTCTCATTTTAGAAACTCCTTTTAAAAGTTAAAGATTGAGATTTCCTTTTTTTTTCTCCGCTTTTTTCCCTGGCCGCGTTACTTGCTCGCGCCCGCGCGTTTCGCCTGGACCTTTTTCAAAGCCTGGCCGAAAGTGATCCCCTCGTCTTTCGAGAGTTTCCAGGCCGCCGCCTTGTCCTCGGCGTAATTGGCATCCTGGCCGCCCCTGGCCCCGGCATTTGCGGGATCTTCGACGTTACCGCCGAGCTTATCCGTATAGCTTTCGATGATCCTCTTTGCCGCGTCGAGGGCCTTTTCCTTGCGCTCGACTTTCTTGTCGCCCTCGCCCTCGGAATAGACGAGCTCGGCCGTCTTGTCCATCGCGTACAAGATCGCCCGGAGAGGCTCGACTTGAGCGGAAACGATTTTCTTTTCGTCGATCGCTTTCTTGAGGAGCGAGTCGACGTCCCGGCGATAATTGGCCGCCCTGGTCGTTTCGACCGAGGCGTCCGAAAATTCCTTTTCGACCTTTTTCCGCTCGTCGGCCCTGGCCGCCGTCTCCGCCGTCTTGAGGCGATCCGCGAAATCGGTCTCGAGCTCGGCCTTGACCTTGTCGCGAGTCTCCCGCTCGATCCGAGCGGTCTCGTTTCTCATTTCTTCCTCTGTGTAAGTTTTCATCGAGAGATCTCCTTTGTTTGAATTTGAGTTATCAATTTCTATCTCGAAATCCTCTTGACGCCCGGCGTCGAGGTAATCAAGATAAACGTCTTTCAATCCCTTGCAAGCCGGGACCATTGAGCCGAGCCAGGCGAGATGGTGCAAGTATCTCCGCCCGTCCTCGAGGACCCGGATCCCGATCGACCTTTTCTTAAAACGTCCGGAGCGGACCAGGTCGTCGAGATCTTTCGCGATCTGTTTCGATTTCGCGAGGAGCCGGTCGCCGACACGACGGAGCCCCGCGATCCATCCGTAAGCCGGCCGGTCGTTATGTTCCGGCGTTATATGGCCGATAACGTGAGGCGGTTCATGTACGGCCGGATTAAACGTCGCGACGAGCTCGTCGAATATCTCCGGCGTCAAATCGCCTTGAGGATATTTTCCCGCGACCGCGATTTCGACCTCGCCCTCGATCGCGGACCCTTGAGCCAGGTCCGGAGAGACGGCCTCGAAATCGAGCTCGGAGTTATTCGAGCCCTCGGCCGCCGGCTCGAAAGAGATCGCCTTGTGATCGTGATCGGCGAGCCATTTTTTCGCCTCGGCCGCCGTAAATTTTGATTTTGCAAACCGGATCGCCTGGACCTCGGATCCGCCGCCGCGTTTAAAGCCGATGATAAAGTCGATCCCGGCTCCGCCCTGGTTTATCATCCGGCGGAAACGCTCGTAACCGTCCGGATCGTGTAGCCTGGCCGCGTGTTCGTTTGTGTAGGGCATCGTTATCTCCTTTCTTAAATTACAATTATTTTATAATAATTACCAACTAAAAATATTTCGAGAAATTGCGATATCGGACCCGAGATGGGGGATCTATGTTTGTTTGTTTGTTTGTTTGTTTGTTTAGCATAACGGACGCAAAGCCGGCGTATTGCGGCCGCATTGCGGACGGATATTTTCGGAGCTTCCGATCTTTTCAATGGGTTATAAAACATTTTTCATAATAATTAAAGGCCCCTTGTCTCTCCTCGAAATTTCGGACCCCCCCTCCGAAATTTCGGACCCCCCCCCTCCGAAATGGCCTCGAGGCCCTCGGATCCGGACGCTCCGGATCCCGCATTGCGGACGCATTTCGACCGCATCTCGCTCCTTTTTTAAAAATCTCTAAAAATCTCAACGCCCGAGATTTCTTTCAAAATGCCGGGGAGCTCGGCCTCGGTCCGGGCGATAAAAACCGCGTGAGCGACGTCCGAAACGACGCGGACGTTTGCAAAATATAACCCCCCCTGGTCCAGAAAACGGGCGATAAAAAATTCGACCGTATATTTCTGGCCGGTCGTCTTTTGAGCCTGGACGTCGCGAAAAACCATTACCGGATTTTTGAGCCCCGTAACGACGTAATTGATCCGCCGAGTGAGCTCGCGAGTAACGATGATCCGCCGGCCGCCGGCGATCGTATAGTAATTCCAATCTCCGAAATCGCTCGAGTCTTTCGGGGCGATCGGGATCGCTTTCCGCCGAGCCTGGTAGTCGACCAGGTAATCAAAAACCGCTTTGATTGAGTCGTCGCGGACCGCCGAAAGATTGAGCGGCTCGTCGACCGCCTTTCGCTCCGCCTCGGGCGTTACAATATGGACCGATCCCCCGCTCCCGTAACGGATCGGGACCCGGACGATCCCATTGTCTCCGACAAAATGAAATAAGTGATCGTGTACGCCGTCGAGTATCTCCGGCGGGATCCCGGCCGGGAAAGCATCGCAAACCGGGAAACCTTTTTTATCGCTCTCGAGGTCCTGGTATAAAAGACAATTAAGGCATTGTAAAGAGACGCTCATTTTATTAATATCTCCTCGATAAATTCCTTGACCTCTGGATGGACGGCCCCGCCTCGAGCATAAGAGGCGAAACTCTCCGCGATATATTCGTTTAAATTTTTTTCAGAATATTCCGAGAGATGTTTCCGGCGGAATTGACGATGCTCGTCGGAGACCATCCATCGCTTAAATCCATATTTCTGAAATTTTGTCCCCTCGAAAACAAATTCCGGAACTCGCTTATAATGTCCATACATTCCGACCGTCGGAGCCTTTTGATTGACCAGGAGATGCCCGGTTTCGTGAACGACAAGATCCTTTAAGTCGTCTCCGACGTTATGCCGTTTCCACCAATTAGAATATTTTACGATGTCGAGCTCGTAACCTTTAATATATTTCCGGATTGATTGAGCCTCGGTTAATTTTGACCATGTCTCCGGATTTGCGGCTTTTATCTCGTCGAGTTTCTTTTGTAAGAAAACGATCCGGTCCTCGGCATTTTTAAGATTAGCCTTTACCGCCGACTCGGCATAACGACCGGATCCGCTCGTAAAGAATTTCCGGCCGGCCGCCTCGTCGAAACAATGGGAGCGGTTTAAATAGAGCCCTTTCCCCTGGACAAACGCTCCCCATGTTGATTTCATCGTCCGGGCCTCGACGACGCGGACCTCTTGTAAATTATATTTTTGTTTTACCTCGAGGAGCGCCTTATTAATGACGTTCATCGAGTCGACCGAGATCCCCGTATAGTCGACTCGCATCGTCTCGGTCCCGAAATTCTCTCTCGCGTAATTCTCCGCATCGCCTTTTGTCGTCGCGACGAAAGACTCGTTTTTTTTCATTACCGGCGGCTCTTTGAAAATGGCCGGAGGGACCGGATCCGGAGTAAAGAAACTCTCGTAACCTGGAGCGTTATATTTCTCGAGTCGTTTCATTAATGAGTCAGAGAAAGGCTTTCCGACCTCAAAGGATCCCCGCCATCCTGGATCCGCAAGCGGCCGGACGCGGTCCGCGACCGGGATTCCCTGGTCCGCTTGCTCCCTGGCCGCGTCTTGCTCAATTTGCGCCATCGTCCGAGGTTGTAATCCTTTCCGACGGACGTCCGCCTCGGTTAAGGCTCGAGCGACGCATCGGCAATTATGGCCGTTTGGCGGATAATTGACGAGCCAGAAATCATCATCGGCTCGAGCGACGCGGCCGTTTAAAATTGCATGATTTGGCCGGACCTTTTCGTCTCCGAAAGTAACGTATTTTAAAAACGGTTTTACTCCCCGGATATCGTTTTGAGTCTCGAAACGGGCCCGGCCGTAAGCATTATTGATCGCGTTTTGATAGACGACGGACGGGCTCGTAATATTCGAGAGGACCTCGGGAGAGAGAGCGGATGTAAAATCTTTATAGGATTGACCGGCCTCGATTGCATTGATCGCCTTGTTCTGAATTGAGGCGATCGCGTTATTCGTGAGATTGCCGGCGACCGTGAAACTCTCGAGCTTTGTTCTAAAATCGACCTGGTCAAAAGTCGACCTTGACATTACTTGTTTAGACCGGGACCAGGAGAGGGCCTCTTTGAGAGGTCCCGAAACCTGGCCGGTCCGAAAGGTCGTCGCCGGCAAAGGCATCGAGCTCCCCTTTACGTTCTATTATTAACGACGGACCATTCCCCCGCGAGCTCCGCGATCGCGAGGGCCTCTCGAAAGACGTCGGAAAAAAGGCTTTGATCAATCCGATTTCTCAATGTTGACATCCGGACCGTAAACTCCCCGAAATCCTGGCTCGTCTTGACGATCTCCGCGATTTGGACCTTGAGCGGAGCCGTCAATTTATCGTAACGGGCGAGAGCGTCCTCAATGTAAGAGTCGAGAGCGGACCGAACCGCGAAACTCTCGCCGGCCTCGGCGAAAGAAGCCTCCGGAGTTTCCCCCGTCTCTTTCTCCGGAGCCTGGACCGACTCCTCGGTTTTTTTCGTCGAGAGAGACGGCTTTCCGCCGGCGGCCGGGGCCCGGACCTGGTCCTCGACGACTCCCCGATCCCCCGGCTCTCCTCCGCCGGCGACCGGGAGCGGACCGACCTCGAAATCGTCCTCGTTAATCTTGTAAGTCGTCGCGATATACGATTTCTTGAATTTGACGCCGATCTTTTCGACGAGGATCCCGTCCCGCTCCGCCTGTTTTAACGAGAGCTCTTTCGGATCCACTAATTGAGCGACCGGCGGATCCGTGTCCGGGCCGACGTTTAACTTTGAAATGATCTTGAATATTCCGGAGAGAGCCGACTCGACCATCGATTTGTCCTCGTCTTGTAACGACTCGAGGACCTCGAGATGTGTCTCCGTCGCCGCCTGGCTCCCGCTCTCCGAGTTTTCGATCGTGAGCGTCTCCCCGAGGATCGCCTTTGAGATTTCGATATTCATCGCGTTTTTATAGACCTTGTAAGCATCGGTCGAGCCGCTCTTGTTTGCCGTCTCGATTACGTTGATTTCGTCTTTCTGGCTCCCTGTTTGCGAAACGACGACGCCGTTTCGGACCATATCGACCAGGGCGTTAAAAAACTCGTCGACCTCGTCTTGATTTTTCGAGGGATCCGGTTTCCCGAAAATAAAAGGCATCCCGTATTTCTCGAGAAACTCGGTCCAGAAACGGAGACCGCCCTTTTTAAACGTATACGGCCAGTAAACCCGCTTGACGGCCCGGTCGCCGTAAGGGTTTAAATACGTCCCGTCTTTGACGACGGGAAAAATTTTAAAAGGCGGGATATATTTCGCGGACGTCGGAGTCATCGAAAGCATATCGGTCCGGATCATAAGATTTCCGTCCAGGTCCCAAACAAACCACTCGAAAGGCTTTCCGATAATATTCTCAAGGATGATCTCTCCGTTTGGTTTCTCGGTCGTTATCGTCTCTCTATTCCAAAATAGCTCAAGATACGTTGCGCCGAAAAAGGGGGCGTCGAGAATTTCATTGATTACGTTTTCCATCCTCGAGATCCCTTTGACCTGGTCCTCGATGAGATCCCGGACAAAGACGGAGCGAGGATCGTCGGCGTCGCCGGCGAGGATCTGGATCTCCATCCGTTTGACTCGGCTCTTTCTTTGCATTAAAGAGCCGGCGACGTGAGCGTCCGTCAATGTATCGCGATAAACCGTCGGCGTCATCCCTGCTTTCTTGAGGACCTCGTCCGGATCCGGCATTAAGCCGAAAAGCGTCTCGACGAAAGTATCAAAATCCCGGACGTCGGCGACGTGTTTCAAGGTCCGGCGGTCCGCTCGGGCGATATCGGTCCCGGCTCGGCCCCGGATCCGGTTATAGAAATCGACCAGGGAGTCGGCGAAATTTAATGGAGATTTCATCGGAGGTCCTTTCGTTTATAAGAAATTACATTAATAACGACTCGTATCAAATCTTTTTATTTTTCTCCGGGCCCCGCCGCCTTTGACCAGAGTCGGCCGGCCGCCTTGTCTCGCGATATGCCAGGCGATCGAGAGAGATATAACGCGATCGTCGAAATTCTCGCCCGTCGCCCCGAGCTTTCCCTCGGAATTTTCAAAGGTCGACATCTCCGTATAGTGAGCATGAGAGCGGACCAGGAGCTCGCCGTCCCTTAAAGCCTGGTCGACATCGGCCGTTACGAGAAATTTCTTATTAGTCGAGCTCGTAAGAAAGCCGAGGCGATCCGTCGACTTGGCTCCGCCGGCGTCCCCCTGGACCATCTCCGTATAAAGCCGGCGATATCCGAGGACGTTTTGTAAACGCAAGAGGACCCCGAAACCGTCTTTATTACGCTCGACCGCGAGGAGAGCTCCGTTATCAAACCACATCCCGAGAGTAAAGAGCTTATCCGCGAAAACGTCCGGCTCGAAATGGCCGTGTAACGAGGCGGCCAGGAAACCGGCGAGACCGTCCTCGGTCTTGAGGATAACGTCGGCGGACGAGTAATCGCCTTTGACCAGGCCCTCGGCGACGTCCGCTCCGATAAAAGAGCGATTATTATAAAGGACCGGCATCGGAAATTTCCAGACCTCGAGCTCGTAAGGAGCCCCCGGCGGCGTTTCCTGGAAACGGATATCAGGATCCGCCGGCGTCCCCGCCTGGACGAGAAAGCCTCGTTTGCCGTCCAGGCATTGAGCGGATCCTTTCTCGAGCATATCTCCATTGAAACGACAAAACCCGGAGCCCTGGTAATTGATATCAAGCTCTTGAGCGAGGTCCCGCTCGCTTAAATATTCCCTGTGTTTTAAATCATACCATGCCGATCGGAGTTTATACTTTGAGATTTTCCCGTTACGCTTGATATAATAACCGTAAGGGGACCGGGCCTCGAGAGGGAGATCCGGACAATCGACCCGGTTTCCGTTTTCGTCGATATAATAAAGGCCCTCGCTCTTATCCGGAAACTGGCTCCAATGAATTGTGTGAATATCACAAAGTTTCCGGTCGCGGATTAATTTAAACGTGTTGATCCCTTTCGGCGTCGAGACGCGATGGATCGTATTTGTGCACTCGGGGAGAGCTCGCTCCATCCCCTGGACGATCCGAGAGCCGATCGAGGCGTGTTCGTCGACGAGGACGACGCTCTTTCGACCGCCTCGGCCGAAATCCTCGGTCGTCGCTCGGCCGGTAATACTCGACCCGTTATCCGGATTAAAAAATCTCCGAAATGTATCATGTAATCGAGGGATAAATTTTAACGGCGTGATCCAATAGGGGAGCCGATAATACATATATCGGACCTTGCCGATTAAGCTCGAGGGCGTCCAATCGTCGACGTCCTCTCCCTTGAGCGAGCCGACCAGGGCCTCGAAACCGTTTGAAAACAACCATTGATGGAGATAGACGGCGAGATGGAGAAAGGTCATCCCGGTCTCTCGAGACTTTTCCGAGAGCGAGGAGCGAGAGTTTTTTATTTCGTCGAGGAGAGCGAGGGCGATCTTTTCCTGGACCGGATAAAGACTAAACGGAAAATGTCTCGGCTCTTTTTTCGGATTAAATACCCAAACAAAATAATTAATAAAAAATAAAATGTCATCGCGACTCTTTTCGTATAATTCCTTTTGCAATAAGAAATTATTTTGAGCCTGTTTGATAATGTCAATTCGGGCCGATAAGTTGCCGTCGATCGTTTTGTAGTTGTAAGACGTTGACAAAGGCTTTAACTCGCTCGGCATTGTCTTTACTGTCATCGACTTTGTCCATCGCGGACCGGAAATCGACCCGGCCCGAGTGCTCAAGGGAAATAGGATCTCTCCAATTACCGACGTATTTAAACAAGAGCTCCGCGTTTCTCGCGTCCCCGCTCTTGAGATATTCCCGTACGACTTTCGCGACGACCAGGTCCAAGGCGATTTGATATTTCTTTTTTCTCCGCTCCTGGTCGTAAGTCCGCCAATGTTTACCGACGGCCTCGCGCGAAAGCCCGGTTTGCTCGGAGACTATTCTCGCCGAGGGAAACCGTAAATGTTCTTTGATATAAATGGCCGTCGCGTATAAAATCAATTCATGGTTTCGATGCCAATCGGTCCGCTCGCCTTTCTTGAGAGGGAGCGGAGCCGGGACCTCAAAGAGCCCCTCGGAGCTCGCGGATCGCCGCCGGCCGGGGCCCTGGACCAGAGCGGCCACCGGCCTTGATACCTTTTGAGAGCTTTTCTTTTTCTTGGTCCCGCGTGTCCTCATAATTGTAAAAATATAAAAATTCGTCTCATTTTGCAAAAATAAAGGAAACCAGGTCCGGGATCCTGCGGCCTGGTCGCCTGGTCCGGGAGCCTGGTCCCGAGGTCCTTATTTTATGGATTTTACGAAATAGCTCAATCGCGTTTTAAATGCGTTTTACGGGGACCGGCCGGATCTTGACCTGGACGTCGGCTCCGGCTCCTGGCCTCGCTTATACGCGGAAAGAGGCGGACCAGGGAGCGGGAAAAGAGGCGCCCGGCCCGGAGTCCGAGGAGCTCGCCGAGCCGGGAGACCTGGTATCTAAAATCCTCGATTTTTTGCATAATTTGAGGATCCGTCGTTTTTTCGTTAAATTGTGCGTTCCATGAAATTGAGACGGCGGAGCTCGTCCAGGGAATAAACGACCGGGATCCCCGCTTGATGGGCGTATTCGATTTCCTTGTCCGCCCCGGCCGACGGTCCAGGGAGCCGGAGAACGGCGTCGGACCGCCGGACGAGCTCGAGGGAGAGGCGGAGCCAGGTCGAGCGGCCGCGAGGAAAGCAAAGGTTTTGAAAATGGAAAAAGAGAGGATTGATCGGACAAAACCCGGCGGAGATAAGCTCCTCGGAGACGCGGATCGACTCGGCGACCCGAGCGTTTAAAGCCTCGGCCGCCGGTGTCCCGCGAGCCTCGAGGACCGCCGGGCCGTCGAGCTTGCCATCCCCGGAGTAAGGAGCCGCGATAAAAACGGAGACCAAGGCCTTAAATGCGGGGACCTGGTCGACCGGGGAGACCGCCGGCCGGCCGATCGCTCGCTCGAGCCGGTCGAGGAGCTTGTCGATGCCGGCGACCTGGTCCGCCGGGATCCTTTCCGGGCCGGCGACGGTCGCGGAGTGAAACGGCTTGCCGTTGTTTGCGCCGGGGACAGACAAGTTAAACGCCTCGGCGGATTTAGGATCAATTCTCATTTTTTCCTCCGTCCGAAAAAAGCCTTGATCCGGTTTATGATTTTCCGGCTTTCATGCCGCCGCTCAAGCTCGGCCGTAAGAACGATCAGGGCCTCGCTCGTTTCGAGAATTTTCGCCGGAGCCAGATCCGCCGCGAGCTCGACGATCCGGTTGACCGCGTCGATAGCCTTTCTCGGAAACGAGGAGCTCCCGAAATTCCGCCCGTAAGCCGCGACCGTGTCGGCCTTGAATAACTCGGCCCGGTCGATGATTTTCTTGACGATCTCGTCGTGTTTCATTTTAAAAAATCCTTTCTTAATTAATGTTTAATGTTTCTTTCATCCGTTTGTCGTTCGTTTCGTGGATCCCCTTGAGCCTGATTTTCACGTCTCCCCCTTTCGGTTTGTATTTTGAGCCATTGAGAATATTCTCGGATTTGTTTTTTGTGGCGCGTGAATTTCTACCAGTTTTTTAAATCGACCTGGACGGCCGAGTCGAGTTTCGAGGTCGCGACGACGTAACCGGCCGCCTGGTCTACCTGGTCGACGAGGATCTCGTTTGCCGCGACATTGACCGCGTGATCCGCGAGTATGACGATCCGGATCGTCCGGAGCTCGCGGACGAGGAGAGCCAGGGCGACCGGCGTCGAGCCGAGGACCAGGGCGACGAGGATCCAGAGGGCCCGGAGCAAATAAAGATCGAGGCGTTTCAACCCCGCTCCTTTCGGAGCTCCGCCTTGAGTTTCTCGGCCAGGTCCTCGGGATCCCGAAACTCAAATAAGCACTCGCGGCCGCCGGGCCCGTCGTAATTAACTTCTCCGCCGATATTGTCATAAAGAGTAATCGAGAGCTCCTCGGTCCCCTGGTCCAGATCGCGGATCCTCGCGATTAAATTCAAATATACGAGAGCCTGGTAAATATCCATTATCTCCGCCCCTTTCCGTTACATAAGCCGCAAGAGACGAGCTCGCCGAGGCCGCCGTTTATCTTTCCGGTCCCGGAGCAATTTCCGCAAGACTCGAGCTTTGCCTCGGCCGCGAGCTCCGCCTTGAGCTCGTCCCGGATTTCCTCGAGGAGCCGCGATCGCTCGATCCCGCCGACGCCGACCAGGTCGTCGAACTTGATCCGGAGCTCCCGGATCTCCGTCTCGAGATAAGCAACTCGGCCTTGATCCTCTCTTTGCATTGATTTAAGCCGGCGGAGATCCTCGTCGCTTGCTTTTCCGGAGAGCTCGTAACGGAGCCGATCGACGTCCCGCTTGATTTCGTCGTTATTCATTTTTAAATCCTTTCGATTGACATCGTTACGATCGGCCAGGAAACGACGCCGATTTTCGCGAGGTCGAGCTCCATCGCGTATTTTACGAGGACCCGGAGCTCGCGGCCGGTGTAGATCTCGAGGACAGGATCCCATTCCTTGAGCCGGAGCGAGTCGCCGGCCGCGAAACCCCGGCCGTCGTCGAGCCTGGTCTCGAAAGTCTTGATACCGGAGATGACCGCGTTAAAATAGATCGGCCATGATTTGAGATCGTGGACCATCGGATTAATCTCTCTTTCTTTTCGGACATTTGCCGCCGAGAGGACATATTTTAAAAATATACCTCGCGCTTTCCGGATCCGCCGAGACCGGAAAAAGAGGGCGACCCGGACCGTTAATCCTTTTGCAATAGCAGATAATAAAGTCGCCTTTCGTGAGATCGCTTTGATCATGTAAACACCCCCCGTCTATTTTCCCGTTTAAAGTCTCGACCATTATTCGACCTCGCGGATCCGGATCTCGATCTGGATCCGTTTAAAATCCTTTTCCGTTAAAATAAATCCGAGATCGCCCGAAAATCTCTTTTTAAATTTATTCCGGCAATAGAAAAAAACGTCGGATTGAGTGAGATAATTGATCGCGTCCCGAGCCAGGGAGTCGAGCGGATATCCCGGAGCTCGATAACCGATCGCGATTTCGTGGATCTGATCCGGGAGCCCGGAGCCGGCGGCCGCCGAGGACCTCGGGATCGGGGATCCCGGCCGGGCCCCGCCAAAAGAGCCTGGTTTATTCTTTTCCGTGAGATACCCCTTTCGGTAATTGGATAGATCCCTCGACCTGGTTTCCGAAAACGTCCCATCCTGGACGCCTGGCCCTCGCGAAAAGCTCGACGCGAGGGAGCGGACCGAGGAGCTCGACGATCCGCCGGCCGACCTCGTCCGGCTTTCTCGAGTGCTCGAGGACCGGCGAGAATATCGTTTGACGGACCGCCGGAGAAACCCGGACCGGCTTTCCCCTGGTCGCGAGGAGACAGACCTCGGAATTGCTCCTTGTAAGCGTTCCCATCCCGAGAAAATCATCGACGAAAAGGCTCTCGATAAAGAGCGAGGATTGATCCGGATTTTGTTTTTGATTGAGCTTAATCCAAACAAAGCCGAGCGTCTTGTATTTGAAACCCCATCCTCGGATAACGGTCTCGGCCGAAAAGAGATGCGGCCAGGTAACCCATAAAAAGAGGACCGCGTCGTCGGCCGCGAGCTTTGAGATAGGGAGAGCCGCGATTTCCTCGACCATCATCGTCGGATATTTTCGCTCCGCTCCGCCGCCTTGTGTCCGGAGCTTGTCGCGATATTTCCAGGGGGGATCCGCGTAAATGATTTTATACTTTTTCAATTACCGACCCCGTCAAGTTGGATAAATTGACTCGGACAATTAACCGTAACGATCCGCGTCCGGACCGCTCCGCGAGCGTCGGCGATATCCGAAACCGGAAACCGGCCGGCGAAAGCCTCGTCGTTATTCATTAAGCCGGCGAGCTCTTTCATTTTCATTCCGATTAATTGGATCCTCTGTGTCTCGCTGAAAATCCCCGGCCGTTTTCCATTGTCCCCGTTTACCATTTTTAAAACTCCTTTCTAAAAAAATTCGTGTAAGTAGATTTTGACCAGGTCCCGGCAAACCTTTACGTCGCTCGCCGAGTCGTGAGCCTTGATCTCGAGACCGTGAGCGGCCGCGACCGTCTCGAGCTTGAAATTTTTAAAGTCGGTTCCTTTCGCGAAAGCCTTGTTTCGCAAGTGAGCCAGGAGATCGAAAGGTTGCCATTTAATAAAGGATCCGATCCCGAAACGATCCTCGGGATTTGCTTTCCGGAAAAAGCCGGCGAGGAAATTCAAATCGAAAACCGTATTATAACCGGCCGGGAGAAACTTGTCCTCTTTATCAAAACGATCGACGAAAGCCTCAAAGAGCAAAATGATCGCGTCGTAAGCGTCGGCCGGCGTCGGAAAAGCCTTTATATCCTGGACCTTGAGCCCGGTCGTCAAGAGAGCGGCCGGATCGATCGCGTCGTAATCAAAAGGTTGACTCCGGATTTTTTCCTCGGCCTTGACGACGCCGTCGATCTCGACGATAAAGGAAACCTCGATCAAGTCATTACGGACCGCGTCGAGGCCCGTCGTCTCCGTATCGAGATAAAGGAGCTTGCTCATCGCTCCCCCCCGCCGGCCGGAGCCAGGTTCTCGGCCGGGGCCCTGGTCCCCTGGCCGACCTGATCAAAGAGATCCGCTTGAGCCTGGTCCGGAAAAGCTCTCTTGAGGCCCTGGACCGTAAAGGTCAGGGAGTCGCGCCTCTCCGTTAAATGATCGATCGTCGGCCCGAGCTCCTCGAAAGAGGTCGCGTAAAAATAGCCGGTCCCCTCGGACGCGATCGGGAGCGTCCGCCGGCGAGCGTAAGAGACCAGGGCCCGGAGCTCCTCGGTCCGGATCCCGAGGTCCCGGCAAATATCCGGAGCCGTCATCGCGAAACGCCGGCCCGGACAATGGCTCCGGAGATAAACGACCAGGGCGTCGTAATATTTTTTAAAGAGCCGCGACTCCTTAAAGGCCGCCATCTCCGACGTGTATTTTTCAAAGGCGATCATTTGATTTTTTCCTTTCATTAAGCTATTTTGATTTCGTCCCGTTTCTTCGCATCCTCAAAGGGCCGGCTCCCCGCCGGCCCTTTCTTTTTCGTTACTCCCTTAAAAAAGTATTTTGTAATTCATGGACCGGGATCGCCGACTCGCGCAAGATTTCGCCCGTATCGAGCCGCGTAACGATTTTCCGGTTTTCTTTCCATCGATAAATGATCTTGATCTGGACGTCGCAAAATTCTTTCCCGGAGACGACTTTCGTCGTCAAGGTCGCGAGCCTGGCCTTGAGCTCTTTTATCTCGCCGCCGATCTGCGAAACGTAAGCCTTTTTCGCGCCCTCTTTGTCCTCGATTTCCTTTTGAAGATCGGCCGATCGCCTGGCCGCCTTGTTTCGCTCGTCCTCGCTCAAGATAACCGCGAGAGACTCCGAGGAGTTTTTCGTCGTGATCGTTTTCTGGATCTCTTTCGCGGATTTGACCGGCGGCTTTTTGAGGCTCTCTTTATAGACGGACCGAGTAACCTCGTTAATATATAAGAGAAATTCGGCCATCTTGAGCGTCGTATAAACGCCCGGCTCTTTCGACTTGACCGGATCCTCGAGGTCCGAAAGCGTCGCGTAAGTAACGGCCTCGAGAGAAAATTTCGAGATTTCCTTTTCCGGGCCTCCGAGTTTCTCGCACCACCTAAAACCCTTTGAGAGTATCTCGGCCGTGATATCCGCCGGCGGAGTCGGCTCCGGGGCCTGGTCGACCTTGAGGGCGTCTTTAACGAGCCGGTCGTTTACGAATTTCAGAAAGTCGACGGTCGCCATCTTGTGATCCTTGACCTTGCCGGCCTTGTCCTTTCCGGAAAAATAGACCTGGCCGTTTTTGATTTCCCGGATCCGGACCGGCTCCGGGATCCCGTCGAGGAGAAACTCCTCGCTCTTTCGGGTGACCAGGGCCTTGAATGAGATTTTCTTAACCTTTGTTTTCATCGCTTTGTCCTTTCGGTTTTGAGTTTCTGAATTGCTCCGCCGATGGGCAATCGGCGAAATGAGTCGTATAGACGGAGACGGTTTTCGCGAGCGGGGCCCCGGAGACCAGGGAATCCGGCTCGACGACAAACGCCGTTATCGGTTTCGCATTGAGCGGGATCTTTTTTCCGGCCGGCGTTATGCCGAAAAAAATTGAGCGTCCGCAAGCTCGGCAAGCCGTGATCATAATTCGATCTCTTTCATTTTCCGGTCAAGCTCCCGGCGAGCGTTATCGAGGTCCGCCGAGACGATTTTAACACATTGATCGATCGTCTTTTTGACCAGGTCCGGAAACTCGTCGATCGAAATCTCGATCTCGTCGACCCCGTCCGAGATAACGAGTTTCGGCCGACGCTCGATCGTCTTGCTCGTCGCCGCTTCCGGAGACTCGACGATCCGGTCCGCAACCGCCTGGATCCCGCCGAGCTTGAGGAGCTCCCGCGAGCTCGACTCGAAAGCGATAATCGCCTCTTTAATGTACCCCATCGATTTTACCATCGCGATTGTTGTCATAAAATCCCCTTTCGGTTTAAGTATAGAAAACGATCATTACCTCGATCCGAGGATTTGATTTATCAAAGAATTTCCGAAAGACCGCCTCGAATAAAATCCCCTGGTCGAGAAACTCGGGATCCTTGTTTCGGCCGAGGAGCCGGTCGTCTTTGAAAACGATCCCTTTCATGCCGTCGATTAATGCTTTCTCGTAATTGGTAACGTCTCCCTCGCGTCTCGGATCAAAGAAATAATTTACGACGAGAGAAAAGGGAGTCGAGATTAAACCGACGCCGGCGTCTTGCATCGCTTTCTTTGCAATCCATCCGACCTGGTTTTTAAAATCGACTCCCTCTTTGACCATAAACGCAAAGGGCCGGCCGGACCTGGAAATGGCGGATCGATAGACCTTATTAATAGAGATCGGGATCGATCGGACCGTAAAATCTATAATCCGCCTTTCCATTTATACGGCCTTTTTGAAAAGGTCCTCGACCTTGAGCTCGATCTCGTCCGTGTCGTCATCCGCGTTATGCAATTCGACGACGCCCTTTTTCGTTACCTTGTCGACGACGAAAACCTTGTCGTCGATGGTGTACTCGCGGCCGACCGCGAGGTTTGCCTTGAAAGCCTCGAGATCCTGGCTCTTGCCCTTGCCCTGGTCGCCCTGGCCGGCGGATCCGGCCGCCTCGGACGTTTTCGCGGCCGAGCCCTCGGGAGCCGAGACGAGCTTGATCGGGACCGTGAGAGAGACCTCGACGCCCTGGTTTGTCCCCCGGACGTTGATCGTCCCGGCGACCTTGAGCTCCGGGTTTACCTCGAATTGGTAAACTGCGAGTTTCGGCGTGTTCAATGACATTTTTTTAACTCCTTTTTTAAGATTGAACATTTTAAGACGCGAGCCGCTTGTCGGCTCCGTCAAATTTGATAACATGGCCGGCGACGAGCCGCGACGGGATCCTCGCGTCGATCGCCTTGAGATCGTTTAATCCCTTGTTTGTTGTGATAATTGTCGGCCCGAGCCAGGCGGAGCGGTAATCGATCAGATTGAGGATCTCCGAGTGAACCGAGTCGGTAATCATAGACGCGAAAAGATCGTCGAGCAAAAGGATCGACGATTTTTTAAACTCCTCGCGCAAATAGCCGGCGTCGTTTGACTCGTAAGCCTCGCGCATCTTGAAAATATAATCGTCCGCCGTCGCGAGATTGTAACGGACCTTTTTATAATCGAGCCCCCTTTCGATAAATGTTTTTAGAATAAAACAAAACGCGAGCCGAAAAGCGAAAACGGTTTTACCGACTCCGACGTCCCCGAGGACCGTTAAAATATTCCCTCGAGAAAGCATCTCGAGGTCCGTCTCCTGGATCGGCTCGTCCATAAACGGCCGGTAACGGCGAGGGATATCGGCGAGGACCGTCTTTCGGTAGACGTCGATCCGGCCCTTGAGGTCCTCGGCCCTGGCCGGCTCGGTTTCGGTTTTCTCGACGTAACGGTCGAGAGCGGCTTTAACGACCGCATCGGCGTTAATCATGATCTCCGCCTCTCCTGGACCTGGTCGTAATCCGCCGGCGAGCTCGCGCCCTTGACGGACCTCGAGGCCCCTTTCTTATTGAGATCCGGATTAATCTTTCCCTCGCGGATCCGGAGCCGGAGTTTTTCCGGGGACATTACGACCTTTCCCCATCGAAAATCTCCGGATCCGACGTGAGCCGCGACCGCCCGGATCGTCTCCTCGATATATTCCGGGGCCCTCTTGTCCAGGCGGATCATTTTCTCGAAAGCCTCGGCCCATCTTTGAAAATCCGGCTCCGCCGCCCCGCTCGCCTTTACGACCAGGTCGTAAAAAAGCCGGGCGAGGCGGACCTCGGCGGATCCCGGCGGAAAGACCGCCGGCGTCTTGCTCTCTTTCTTTTTTGGATCGAGCTTATTTCCCTGCCTCTCCCATCGTAATCTCGCGGCCTCGCTCGCCTGGTTTGATTTCGCGAGCCTCTCCTTTATCGTCCGGTCCAGGCGATGCGATCGGAGAAATTTTCGTCCGGATTTTTCGGCCGTATAAAAAAGGCCGATATCTTCCGAGAGACATTCCTCAATAAATTGCCGGACCTCGTCCTCGTCTTTCGCCTTGATCTGATCTTTGAGATTACTGTAAAGGAAACGATTGACCTCGAGCTCGCCGTCGTTTTGATCCATATATTCGACGGTCTTAAAAAAGAGAGCATATCCGTTTGAATAAAGACGCTCAATAGAAAGGATCCTCGGATCGTGCCGCGCGTCGTTATCATGCGGGAAAAATATGCTCATTCCCCGCCTTTCTTGAGATCGAAAAGATCCGAAACGTCGAGCCCGAGTTGACGGGAGAGGGCGATCGTTTGGTAATTCGGATAATACTTTCCGCTCTCAATGTAAAAATAGGCGTTTGGAGAGAGTCCGAGATGGCCGGCGAAAGCCGATTTCGTTAATCCTTTCGCGGTCCGCCATCGTTTGTAGACCTGGCCGGTCTCGGCTCTCGTCTTAAAAAACTTGAGGCCGGTCGAGGTTTCGATTGATCGAGGCATTTTTATTTTTTCTCCTTTCCGTTCAAAACCGCGACGAGCCGGCGACTTTCTTCCTCGAGCTTGACCCGGTCCTCGTCCGTTATGACCGTAATATCTTTTCTCCATGTCCCCCGCTTGTCGGCCTTGCCGTCGACGTGGAAACGTCCGACGATCGCGTTTGCCTTTCCCTTTACCGCGAGATTGATCTCCTCGTTCAGATCGGCGAACTCTTTAGCGATCAGTTGGTATTTATACCATCGATCGATTTTTTTCTCGAGGAGCTTGTCCGTCAAGAGAGAGAGCGGCTTTCCGAAATCGACGTCCGGGAGACATATAAAACGGAAATCGCATTTCCGGCAAAGGTCCGGATCCGCGACCCGCTCCGGCAAGAGGCCGGCTTTATCGGCCGCCGTCGCATCGAGCTTCTTTTCCCCGAGCTCGCGGACCAGGCCGTCGATCTTTTTCGACTTTGAGACGACGTCGGCGAAAAATGCCGAGTGCTCGCTCGCGATAACATTAAACTGTTTTGGCCGGCCGTTTTGCTTTCCCTTGAATAATACGATCCCCGCCTCGAGCTTGCGGCCGTTTAGATACGTCAAGATTTGAGCGAGGTAATTCCGGAGCCAGGGATAAAAGACGCCGAGCTCGTCCATCGCTTTTTTAAACTCGTCGCGGCCGTATTTCGAGAGGGCGTCGAAAATGTGTCCCGCGCAAGATTTGACCTCGAGAGGATAACGGCCGGCGTCCGTATGGATGACGGCGTCGAGATGCCAGGAGAGCCCCGTCTCGTCGTCAAAGCCGGAGACTTGTTGCTCGACGACCTCGAGCCTCTCCTCTTGCAATTCAATAATGATTTGCCTTTCGTGTAACCGGCCCTCGTCAAAAATGAATTGAAGATCGATCGACGGCTTTTCCTTTTCTTTCCAGGAGATCCGATTATAGACGAGCATCCGGAGACATTCCGAGCCGATCGACGAGGCCCGGTTATTAGGCGATGGCGAGATTTTAATATTCCTTTCGTGGTGTCGATACAAAACCGCCTCGAGGTCCGGGAAATTAATTTTTTCTGGCATGATTAAAAATCCTTTCGTTTTAAGGTATAAATAATTATTCGACGATCTCTCCGGTTTCCGCGTCGACGACGACGGCGTCGCCTTGAACTTTCACGGCCGATCGCGCCTCGTCGAGCGTGTCGGCCGTGTCCATGCAAACCGCCCGATCCTCGTCGAAACGATATCGGCCGTCCATGATCAAATATTTCATTATTCCGCTCCCTTGAGGGAGCCGTCCTCGAAATAGAAACCGATCCCGCCGGCCTCGTCGACCTTTTCGATCCAGACCTGGAAATCGTTTTTCTCCGCCATCTCCGTAATGATTTTCCAGGAGACGGAGTCGAGGAGAGAGCCGTCCGTTATCCGTAATACGCGGAGTTTCGGATTGAGAGCCATTGAGATGGCCAGGGCGACGCGGACCCGCTCGGCGGCCGAGACCTGGTCGAGAGGGAGCTCGTTAAAGAGGACGCCGTCCTCGTTAAACGAAAGGCCCTCGACCGGGAATTTCCCCGCCTTGAGAGCGACCTCTTTTTCGGTCCGGAGATCGTCGAGAATTTTCCCGAGGTTTTCGACCTTGCCCTTTCGCTTGATTACCTCGGCCTCTTTCTCTTTGTAATCCCGGTTTGATCGGACCTCGGCGTTTACCGCCTCGCATCGATTGAGCTCCTCGGCGATTTTCTCCGTCTCGGCGACCGCGAAAGCCGGCGAGTCAAGGTCGACCCGGATATGATGCTCGAAAAGCTCCGCGTCGTTAATGTTTTTCTTGAGGACCTCGACGAGTTCCTCGGCCGCCTTGAGCTTGCCGGCGAGATCGGAAAGCTCGCGTTTCGCCGGGTCGAGCTCGCGGACCTTGCGGTCCCGTTTGTCATTTTGCCGGCGAGCCTGGTCGAGCTTGCCGAGGAGATCGGCGGCCGAGATTTCGGTCTCCGGGATATCCGGATCAAACGAGAGGCCCTTGATTTTCGCCTCGGCCTCTTTGAGATAACGGGCCTCGATAGTCCGCGTCTCGTAGGTTTCCTTGATTTTCTTGTCGACGCGGTCCAGGTCGACGCCGGCGAGCTCAACGAGGATCCGCCTTTGCTCTTTCGAGTCGGCGTTTATGAAATTCATCGGATCGAAAGCGATCCGGCCGACGATCTCGTCCAGGAATTTTTGAGGAGATTTCCGCTCGAAACCGTCTTTCGTCTCGACCTTGAGATAATCGGCCTCTTTCGTAAAGGTCCGCGTTACCGTAAACTCGCCGAGGTCGAGCGAGACCTTTCCCTTTTTCTCTCCCTTGCGTAAGAGCTTTTTCGCGTCTCCGCCGCAAAGAGCCGCCGCGATCGCGTCGAGGACGCTCGTCTTTCCGGCCCCGTTTTTCCCCGTCAATGTAACGACGTTACCTTTCGGAGAGAGCTCGACGGCCGTCAATTTCTTGAAATTCTCGGCCGAAAATTTGATAATATGCATCGTCTTTTCCCTTTCGGTTTATGGTTTGAAATCAAACCGCCGGGGCCCCTGGTCCCCGGCGATCGCTTTACCGGCCATCTCCCTGGTCCTGGCCGCCGCCCTTGAGCATCTCCTCGAGATCCGAAATAGTCCGTTTAAGCATTTTCGAGGAGACCCGGTCCGGCTCCGTGTAGCCCTGGAAATTGTTAAAGGCCGTTTTCGCCTTGAGGATCGCCGCCTGGCTCTGGCCGGTCTCGGCCGCGACTTTCGCGAGCAAAGTCTTGAGCTTTGTCCGGAGCTCTTTCTCCTCGGCCGTGTCCGTCGATCCGCCGGAGCTCCCTTTCCCGTAAGAAAAGGATTTAGGCTCGATCCCTTTCGACTTGAGAAACTCGGCCGTCGGATTGAGCTTGAAAATCAAATCGAGGCCCCGCTTATAAAGATTTGTTACGGCCTTTTTCTTGACGTTCTGGACCTCGACCTCTTGCAAGGGGAGCAAGACCTTGACCTTGATCTCGCGTTTGTTCTCGTCGAGCTTGACGGAGCCGTCCGTATTGAGGGCCGGTTTCCATCGCTCTGCGAAAAAGGGATCTTTCGTCGAGGACGTTCCGACCGCCTGGACCGAGCGACCATTAAAGATAACGTCGCCGAAAGCCGTAAAATAAACGACCGGAAAATCGCGGCCGTCTTGAGACTCAATGACGCGAGTCTCCTCAATGTCGATATTTGTAATCGACGCCCCGAGGACCGAGAGCGCCTTTTTGACGGCCGACTCAAGAGGATA